ATAGCCATGATTAGTACCCAAGTTTTCCTGTCCCTAGTTTGCCGAAAACGGCATCGTCCAAAATGAGTGTCGAGTTCAACGACGCGCCCGAAATGTAATAAGTCCACCGTGACGACTCGGGCGTAGCCGTCATGGTAAAACCCTCAATAATCCCATAGTACGTCGTGCCACGGAACTTAATCGGCACTTGCATCCCGATCAGTAACGCCGTCGGTACGCCCATATTATTAAGTTTGAAACTTGTCTGAGCCTCCGACAAACACGAAATGCTCGAGATCTGCACATCCGTAGTCGAGTACTGCGAGAGCATGAAGTTCGCCAGATTAAGCGCCGTCGTAGTGCTGCTGGAAAAAGTGTTGAACTTAAGCGACCGGTAAGGCCCAGCACCGCTCGAGACCGTTTGTGCAGCTGGAACCGTCGGCGTCACCGTGACCTGCGTGTAGTAGTTGTCGCCGAACGCCGAGAACTCGATGTTGTCGTAGACCTGGTTCGTGGCGTTGTTCGCTGTGTCGGAGAACGACGCGGAGGAGGCGACGATGTCGCCTGGGCCGTAAACGATTACTGCTGCTGCTTGAGCCATCCGCCCGTTGATGGTTCGGATGTACTGAGAGAGCCATTCGCCGTAGGTGTTTGTCACCGTGGACGCCGAGACGCTTTGTGTGAGCGCGTTTGTCTGTGGGTTAATTGTGAGACCGCTATAGGTAAGGACGTCGGCTGCGACGGTTGCAAAAAGTCCGCCGGTAATCGCTTGGCTGTTTCCTTCAAGTCTGCCGAAACGCGCAAAGTAAGACTCGCACGAGATGTTGATGAAGTCCGCATTCCCGACGCCCCCAGAGTACGGGATGCCGTAATTCACGCTTACGCCTGAGATGTAGCCAGCGTAAATGTATTCCCCAGATCCGTCGTGCTTGACGCGGATGATGTTGCCTGGGACTAGCGCGGTGATCGGCGACGCGTAGCCCGTTGGGTAGCGGAGAGTCACTTGAGCGGTGTCTGCCGAGTATTCGTCTAACTGTTTCTCGCGCCCCTGCTTCATATTGAAAGACACAACATTTGAGAGGTCAACGATGACGCCTGGGGTCGATGCCAGCGAGTAGGAAACGGTGTAAGTCTGTAAAGGCATTATGGGTTAGTTGTTCGGATCGGGATTGCGCCGTTTTGCCTCATGTAGCTACGGAGAGCTGCGACTACTGCGTTCGGGTCTCCGCCGTTGACGTTGATGGTGACGCTGTTGCCGAGACCTGGGCTGTTGCTCCCTGTGAGTGGGACGACGGCTTCTGGGCCTTTCTCGGCAATCATCGCCAATGTTGGGGACGAAACGATCCCTCCGTCGGCAAGCATCGGGATATCGGGGACGTCGAAGCCTGCTCCGCCTATGCCTGGAACCCAGCCTGGGATCTTGAAGGAGAGTTTGCCGACGGTGTTGTTCCAGACTGAGGCGATGCCGTTGAATAAGCCTTTATAGACAGCGACTAGACCGTTGACGTATGTGCTTACAGCTGTGACAACGCCAGCAAAGCCTGCTTTGATGCCGTCAAATACTGTGCTCGCAATGTTGCCGATTGCTTTGAATGCTTCGCCAAAGATGTTGAACTTGGCTTGGAGAATGATTAGGGCCGCGCCGACAGCGACTATTGCGACTACTAGCAAGAAGATCGGGTTGAGTGCCATGACAGCGTTAAAGGCTGCTTGGACGGCTGTGAAAGCGGTAGTCGCTGCTGTCCAGGCTTTCATTGCAAAGTTCACTGCGATGATGGCTGTGGCGATGCCTGCGATGGCTCCGCCGACGACAAGGAATGTCGTGGTGTTTTCTTGAGCCCAGGTTCCTAGACGCTCGATAAATGGGAGGACGGCTTGGATTGCTGGGAGTAATGCTGCACCGATTGACTCTTTGGTTTCTGCGAGTCCGATGGAGAGTTTTTTGAAACGTCCTTCCGCGGTGTCTGCAGCTGCAGCAGCGTCACCCCCGAAAGTGTCTGCTAGTACGCTCATTGCGCCCTCAACATCTAGCCCGTCTTTGAGGAGTGTCTTCATTCGCGGGTCGAGTGCTTTGAGTCCTTTGTCGTTGCCTGCGTAAGCCTTGGCGAGCGCGTCGGAAACTGTGGCGAGGTCTTTGCCTGTGCCTGCAGCGATGTCTTGAGCGAGTTTGAGCCCGTTCTGGGCTTCTTCAAGGTTTTCTGTGCCGGTGACAAGTTTTGCCAATGCTGGGCGGAGTTCGTCGTCGGCGGTCGCGGTCGCCATTGAGAGCGAGGAAATGAAGTCCTCATTTTTTTTGATTGCCGAGTCTGAGGCATTGGTTACGCCTCGGATGTTGCGAGCGAGTTGTTCTTGAGCTGCTGCGTCTTCCATTGCGCCTTTGACGGCATCGAAAGCTGCAGCGCCGACAGCGACTAGAGCTGCTGCTGCTGGGACGGCTGCTTTTTTGATAGCGAATTGGGCTTTCTCGCCAGTCGTTTCTAACTGCTTGAACTCGCGGATCGCTTTGTCTACGCCAGCGCCGACGTATTCGGTAATGATCGGGATGTTTATAGCCATTAGCGCGTCTCCTCGTTAACTCTCTTCATTACGTCGCGTACAAGATCCGACAGACCTTGCTCGACGTCTGGGAGATGTTTTTCTGCTGTAGGCCACAAAACTCGAGGGGCTCTGTCTCTGAGATTGCTGTTGAAGTTTGTGCCTGGGTTCGCCTTGCCAGCGACCTCAAAGATCGCGCCTGCTGGGTCGCTCTGAGTCACATAAAGCACAGCGGACTTGTTTCGGCGCGTAGAAGTTTTGAACTTGACGCCAGCGCGAACTTTGTTCACCGTCCAAGGGAGAAGAGTCCGACCGCGCTTATCTGTCCACTTGTACTTCATCCCCGACAAAGGCATCGAAGGATAAGCGCCTTTTGCCTCGGCAATTAACGGGGCGACGATGTTCTTGGCGTCACGGTTGAACTGTTTGCGATACTCGGGATTGATGCTTTTGAGAGCTTTGATAGCAGCTGCACCGCCGACAAATTCGGTTCGCGCTGTTGCTGTCATTTATTTGCTCTTTCTCTGAGTATTGATTACATCTACGCAAGTCATGAGATCCTGCAAAGTGAAGTCTATGTCTGGGGGCCAGTAGCCAGTCTCGACAAGTAATTCGGCGAGCGTTCTTGCTACTGATCCCCTTCGGTGGGGTTTGCTGCTTCATTCTCCAACACATCCAGAGTGACAAGTTTCTTGAGGAAGTCGTCCAGTTGTAAAGGTGGAGCGAAGTTTCCAGTCTTGGCTGCTTCGTGAGCTAGGAACCCAAGTTGCTCTATTGAGATCCCGTTTGCTAGATCGGATGCTTTAACTTTGTATTTTCGCTCTAATTGAATGATGTGATAGAGGTTGGTTTCAACGATGTAATCGTCTCCACCGGTGTTGACTCTGATGGATAGTTTCATGGTTTCCTTTGCACGGTTAAGGTTTGTTTATAGATCAGGGGGTGATGTCTCGTACCCATGTGCCGTTAGTAAACGACAGCGAGGCGACCGATAATTCTCCGACAGTTGAGACGATGCCCATGTTGGCGTCGGTCGTTAAATTGGTGAGAACGAACTCTGGATTACTGGCCGACTCTGTTGTGCCTGATGGCGAGATGACCATTGAGCAACTGCCAGCAGTCTGAATTGCTGCCATGAGTGTTTCAATTTCGCCGACGCCGTAGGAGAGGAACAATTCCATCTCAACGGAGACAGTCTGTAACCCTTGGACTGCACGTCGGCCTGTGTCGCCGAACGCGGTGCTTTCGAGGTACTCGTAGCCGACCGACACGGAACATGACCGGCAATTATCGGTTACGTCGTAGGCGGTTCCGCCTGTGGGGGTGATGTTGATAGTTGCGTTTCCGAGGAATGTTGTTGTAGCCATATTTTTCTCCTGTTATGGGTTTCTTGAAGTTGCCACACGAACGGTGAGGTCGTATGACGGGATGTCTTGTGATCCGATGGTCGTGACAGATGGAGCGCCCGAGATGAGGGAGATCGCGCTGTTC